GCCACATGGCAGACATCTTCGCATTAATTGACCACGCAGCCAAAGAAATTCGTAAAAAGCGAAACATTGTTGGGATGCCGTCTAAGTACGACAAGACCTTTCAAACCGAGGCATACTACGAAAGCCTGCCCGAGTTCACAGAAATATACCCGTTCACGATCCGTGAACATAATGCGGTTTGTGTACACGCAGAAGCCAACCAATTCCCATACGAAATCCTTCGGTCAAAAGCACCTAACCAGCAGCCTGAAGAATGGGAATATCAAAAGGGTCTGTACGAACCAACGACCAACACCGAATGGAACAGGGCCCTGAACAGAACCAAGGCGGTTGCAAACAGCCAAAACTATTCTATTGAGTGGCCAAATGATGAACAGAAGGAGTATTTCTACGGGCTTTACCCCGAATACTATTCAATCGAAGCCTACTTTTTTGACATTGTTCGTGAGCGCAAGATAAACTACCCTAACCAATTGCTGTTGGTTTGCCCTGAATATCTGCCGATGAAAACGGCCATTGATGAAGAAGGCAACGAATATGAGGTTGTAGACCAGTCGGAGTTGATTTCGCCCGTTGCCAAAATTTACGAAGAAAAGTACATCGCTGGTTACAAGGCTGGGGAGTATGCCTTACTTTGGAACGGCAAGGATGGTGATAAAATGGGCTTTAAGTATGTTGATAAGCTATCTATTTACGAAGCCTACGTAAACGGCAAAGATGCCAAAGGTAACCTGACCTTTGAAGTGGTTGAAACATTTCGGCACGGCTGGGGATATTTGCCAGCATGGAAACTTGGCGGCAAGCCCGAGATGAAGGATGGAGAGGTTTTATACCGGTCTTCTTTTGCCGATGCAATCCCACACTTGAACACGGTTATTCGGCTGGAAAGCAACCTAATGATGTCAACGTATCGTTTGGCTTTCCCGATTATCATTGCTGTTGTTGATAGGTGCGATGCCGCTGGATGCGATGGCGGTCAAGTTTGGAACAACGAATCCAATGGCTATTCTGCCTGCGGCAAATGTAACGGGACTGGCAAGAATCTAAACCACAGCCCAACGGGGATATACGAAGTAGCGGCCACAACCCGAATGGGCGAAACGAATCAACTGGCAATGTCACCTCCAGTTCAGTTTGCTGCGCCACCAAGTGAAATTCTAAAGTACACCAGCGACCAAATCGAAGCACGTAGGCGGTCAGCGTTCGGTATGTTCTTTGAGCCCGAGCAAGCAAATTCAGCAACGGCAACAGGCAAGCAAATTGAAAAGGAAGAATGGCAGACGTTTATGGTGCAGTTCGCCCGTGAGTTGTTTGCGTTAATGGACATGAGCATCGAGGCAATTGGCCACATGAGGTACGGCAACGCATTTGAAAAGCCCAGCATCCAAGTACCGACTTCGTTTAACTTTAGAAGCTACGAGGACATAACAACCGAAATCGGAACGGCTAAAGAACAATCTATGCCAGATTCGGCATTGGCTTCGCTTCTTTACCAATACGTAGGCACAAGGTTCAACGCTTCGCCAAAGGTTGAGCGCATGATTAAGTTGCAAATCAAACTTGACAGGCTTTGGTCAAAAGATGACCTGACCGTTAGGGGCATGCTTGGCAGCACGGCAACCGAGGCCGAGGTTATTCTGCACAATAGCTTTGTTACTATCTTGAATCAGGCATACGATGAGAATGAGAATTTCGATGAACTGGAAACAGCGCAGCAACGTGAAATCGTTCTTGGTATTGCCACACAAATTGCCGAGCCGTTTATGCCGAAACAAATTGACGGACAGGCTATGTTAGGAGGTACTGAACTGAGCAAAACCGTAGGCGGATTAACAGGCTTCATCGAAATCGCCAAGGCGGTTGCGTCCGGTGTTTATGATTTGGATGCCGCTGTTGCGTTTGTAACAAGAATGTATGGCATTAGTGAAGAACAAGCACGTAGAGAGTTGGGCACACCTGAGTTGCCCAATTCGGAGGAAGGTCTTACCTTAGCATAAACAAAATGCTAAAATATGACGCAAATTCGAGAAAGCTACACCTTCATCCGTGTAGCTAAACACCAAGCCGAGAGGACGCATAATCCCGGCAAACCTGCCAACTTTGGCAGAAAACTTGAAGTCCCAAAACGGGCATGGCCAAAGATAGCCGAAATGAAAGCCAAATTCGGCGCATTGGGTTATATGCTTGTTGAGGATTGGGAAGCCAAGAACTTCAACGGGTACAACATTGACCGCAAGTTTATCGACCAAGCCGAACAGCAAACCCAACTACTGACTTCGCTTGAAAACAGGCTAACCGATGCAGAACGCAAGGAGGCCGAACTGCAGGCGAGAATTGCCGAACTACAAGCGCAGTTAGAAGGTAACAAAAAAACAAGAACCACTAAAACAACAACCGATGGAAATCAATAAGGAAATCTTTGAAAAACTAACGGGCATTCAAATTGCCGAAGATGCCAACGAGGACACGATTAGGACTGCCCTTGGCGAAAGGTTTATCGACAGGGAAACTCACCTGAAAGAAATCAACGCTACCTTCGGCAAGGCACGGGGCACGGCCGAAAACAAGCTAAAGGCATTGATTGGTGATGAAGGCAAGGGCAAATCATTCGATGAACTTGTAGAACTTGTGCCTGCCAAGATGCAAACATTGAACGAACAATTGGCCGCAGCTATTGAGGCTGGTAAGTCGCAGCCCGATATTGAGCAAATCAAAAAAGAACGTGACCAACTTCGGGAAATGACCGAGGCGGCAAAGGCTAAAGAAGTTGAGTTGCTGGCTGCTGTTGAAAATGCCAAATCCGATGCTGTTAAGCAACTTGAAAAGGCGCAGACCGAGGCAGAGGTTACACGCTTATTTGATGCCAGCAACTGGGTTGACGATGCAGATGCCATTGTCAAGCAAGGTGTGTGGCTGACGCAAATCCAAGGCAAGTACGATTTTCGCAAGGAGAACGGCAAGCTGCTGGTGTATGACATGGAGGGCAACATCGTTACAGGCGGCACGACTTCGCAATTAACTGCCGAGCAGTTGTTTGAAAAGACGCTAAAAGACACCAAACGCTTTAAGCTAAACAACGGCGGCCAAGGTGCAAACGGCAAGCAGAACACGACCACAACGGTGAACGGCAAAGAAATGAACCCGGCGGTAGCCGCTGCCAAGGAGGCATGGCTGGCAAAGGCACGGGCCCAAGGCATCAAAATCTAAGCGGCCTGAAATTATCAAACAGCCCTACTTCGGTGGGGCTTTTTTATGCCCAATCGGGTATATGCTAAACCAATAGATGCGAAAAAATCACCGATAGGGTATATTTCGCCAAAGGTCAATTATTCTTTACCTTTTGGCGAATTATCTCGCCATTGGTGAGGAACTTTAAAATGCCAGTAAATCAAAATACTGGCAAAAGTTGTAGATTTGATTAAAAGATTCTGCCATGCACGACAACATGAAAATTACGATTAGAAGCTACGATATTGAAGTATCAACCGAACTGCCAAACGATGCTGGCATTGAAGATATTATTCGGTCATTACGGGGCATGCTGCTGACCGCAGGCTTTCACATCAACACTATTGACCGCTTTCTTGATATTGAGGGCAATATAACCCCTACTTCTTAGCCGATTTATTCGGCAACTTCATGCCCTTGGGGGTTTTCTTTTCAAATTCGGCAGCCAATTTTGGGTTGGTGGCGTACAAGAATTTTCGCTGGGCTTCACTTTTAAACGGCATGGCGGTAGTTTTCCCCCATTATAGCGTTTTTCGGGCAATCCGCAGCAACTTATCTTCGTTAATATCGTAGGCGGTTGCCGCTTCGGTGGCTGCTTGGTAACGATTCATACCGTGCCTCCGCAGTTCATCATACATTTCAACAGCAAATTCGATGCGTTTGCTGTATGATGCCTTGATGCTATTGTGATGCCCCCTTGGTGCGCATTGATAGTTGCTGGTTGGTTCGCCGTCTGGGCAATTTCTACCCCCGTATTGTTCAAAAAACGTGATGACGGGCTTGCTGGTTTGTTGTATTTCGTTCTCCATAACGCAAAATTGGTAAAAAAAACAATGCATTTGCCACATTGTTGGTAAATTTGTGATAGTCGGCTGCGCTGCCGAACCAAAATGGCGCAAAAGTCGGGCAAAGTTACCCCCGAAAAAGTAGGTAACATAAACAAATGACAATTAAAAACAAATACAATGTCAGCATTATCTTCATTTATAGCTTGCCCTAATGTGCAGCTATCTTTATTCGACTCCTTCGGAGTTGACAATTTGAAGGCGGAGGCTTTGCCCTTGCTTTCTTTTATCTTATCTGCGCCAAACCGCTCAGACGTTATCCAAAACCAGCTTAACTTTCGTGATCACGGTCGCAAAACGGTTGAGGTAGTTTATGGTCAGCGTTTTCTTGAATCAATGGTACAGGACGGCGGTCGTGTAACCTGCGGCACTTGGTCTAATGACGGCGAAACTTCGGTTTTGTATTCGCTTACCCCTTCTGACGGTTACCACGTTGGTTTCAAATTGACTGCTTCTGAGTTAGAGGAACGCTGCGAGGCCGACACCAACTACATCGCCAAAGAGGTGTTCAAAATGATGGACGTTTTGGCCCGTAAAGTTGCAACCAATGCAGCCATCCAAATCATCGCCAACAGCGGTAACTTCGCTTCTGACGTTGATAATGGCAACCCGGCTGGAACTTCATTGTTCAAAAACGCTGATACGGTTTTGACTGCTGGCGGTCCCAACTATGACGCTACCGAAGTAATTGCTTTCGAGAACATGGCTAACGAATTCAACGGAATGCCTTACGTTTTCGGCGGTGAAACTTGGTGGAAGTACATCAAAGCGTTGAACGCTGCTGCGCCCCCTGCATTTACTGATGGAGGTTTGTCAACTGGTCTTTATGCCCAACAAGCTGGCATTACCTACGGTTACGACCGCAGAATTCAGTTAAATGACACAGCCCCAACTGCTGCTTATTCAATCATCCCCGGTGCCGTTCAGATGATTTCGTTTAACGAATTCAAAGGCATCTTGGAGATGAACGACAGCACCTTGGTGCAGGGTACGCTTCAGCATCCTGATCCGAACTTGCCATTAACTTTCGACTACCGTGCTGAGTACACTTGCAACGGTGCAGACAGCAAAGTGTGGAACTTTGAGGTTGCGTTAAACCACGACTTCATCTTCTTACCTGCCGACATGTACCAAGCTGGTGACCGCTTGGAAGGTGTTAACGGCATCCTGAAATTCGTAGGAGTTTAATCTACCTGCAATTCACAAATAACGGGGGGAGCAATCCCCCCTTATTTTTAACCGCATGAAATACAAACCAAAACCAAAACCGACATCACGGCCCGGAGGCTGCAATTGTGGTGGTCGATAATTTTTCATTATGCCAACAACCTGTCTAACCGATTTGATATTCGTGCCCGATGGATGCACGTCAACGCCCAGTAACAAGGTGTCATTGGCTACGCTGCCCGGCTTTGACTTATACCAAGCCGACTACGTTAGTGATGCCCAACAATCCAGCGGCTACGATGTAATGACCGCTGCCGTTGAACGTGCTGGCGATAAAATTGTCAGCGACTTTAGGTCTTTTATGGACATTAAAGGTCGGTTCAATTCGGTAGTTGACAAAGGCACAATAGGCTTCTTTGATGAGAATAAGTCAAACGATGCTGCCAAGGTTGGCAAATATGCTGGGGTTGAGATATTGGTTAGCGATTACCCATATTTGAAATTCAACCTAAACAGCGTTTCGATATTTTTTGCCGGGGCGGTTACGGATAACATCTACGTAATTGACATTATTCAGGGCACGATAATCGACACCATACCATTTACATCGGTTGCTGGGCAGATTACTGAGGTACTGATTAACAAAAGCTACCCGACCAACGGCCAAGACCTTCATTTAATGGTTGCCGTTGACGCTGGCATATCTGCGGCATTTGACACTTGGATAAACCCAACCGCCTGTGCAAGCTGCACCAAAGGGCGGCGGTCAAGATTCAGTGACCTATTGTTTACAAGGGCGGTTGAAACAAGCAAAACAGGTTCGTTAACTGACACAAATTTGGTAGGGATTGGATATACCCACGGCGTTAGCCTTAATTATTCAATCGAATGTGACGATAATACTTGGCTTTGCCAATTTTCAAATCGGCTTCGCAGGGCAATGCTGTACGCTTCGGGGGTTGAATTGATGGATGAAATCTTGTTCAGCGACAGGCTAAACAACGTAACCACAATCAACAAAGAAGACGCCAACGAAAAGCGCAGCCTTTACGTTCAGTATTACAACAGCGAAATGCAGACCTTGTTGGCTAATTTGCGGCTACCAAATGATAGGTGCTACACCTGTACCCCAATGGTCGTGAACCGAGTAAATATCCCGTAAGATGAAATCTACCTTTGCATACATTTCAGCATCAATACTTGCATTTTTTGCACCAGTTGCTGGCATCATGATTGCCGTTGGCGCATTCATTACCCTTGACACCTTGCTTGGGGTTATGGCCGCCCAGAAAATGGGTGAGAAAATCGAAAGCAAAAAGCTGAGCAAGGTAGTTTGGAAAATGGTGATGTATCAATCGGTAGTCTTGACCTTCTTTGTAATGGACGTTTTCATTGTTAGTGACCTTCTTGGCCAGTTCGTGAATACATCTTTTGTGCTGACCAAAGCGGTAGGCGTTGCGTTAATCGGGATTGAGTTTAAGAGCATAGATGAGAATATCGAAAAAATGACGGGTACAACGCTTTTAAAGAGGCTGTACGACATCATTCGCAAGGGCAAGGGGATTGTATCGAAAATCAAAGAATAAGCCCTTAGAAACGAATTAATACTTTATTTGTTACAACAGCCCCACATCGGGGCTTTTTTGTTTTAACACTTTTTAACACTTGTTGTTGATTTCGTGTTGAAATAACTATTAGGTTTGCAGTACAAATTTCATTAACCATTAAAAAACACACACAATGACAACTTATGAAGTTACAAATCAGCAGCTATTCGATGCGAAAGTTGCAAACATCAATCTTGATGGCGTTAGAGGCGGCAGTTACGGCTATGCTTTTATGGGCTGCATCGACATTGTCGAGAAAAAAAATAGCGGCAAAATCATTCACCATTCGCACGATGGCGAACATGCCTTTAATGATTTTGAAGAAGATTACGGTTTTGTCCTTGTTAAAGTAGAAGAAATTTAAGCCATGAAAATAACCTTAATCGAATCGCCCCTTGTAGGCGGCAGCAAAATCCAAATTATCGGCAAGCCCGACAAAGGTCGCCCGATACTATTCGCCACATTAAGGTCGCAGCCCCCGTTGATACCCAGCGAAATGGTAATGCGCCAAGCAAACATCGTTCTTTCTAATTTAATCACCTTTTACAAACAAAACCCATGACCTTGAAAGAACTTTTAATCAAATTAGACGCTTGCGAAGAAGCAAGAGAATGGGCAAGAGATATGCCTATCGAAGAAATAGTTTCAACCTGCCACCGAGGAGATTGGTTGCTGTGGCTTGCCAAAAAAGTTGATGTAGATTTACGCCTTCGCACGTTGGCGAAAGGGCATTGTGCAAACACAGTTAGGCACTTAATGACAGACGAGCGAAGCATAAAAGCTGTTGATGTGGCTATTGCGTTTGGTGAAGGTAAGGCTACACGTGAAGAGTTAGATGCTGCTGCTTATGCTGCTTATGCTGCTGCTGGTGCTGATGCTGCTTATGCTGCTGCTTATGCTGCTGATGCTGATGCTGCTTATGCTGCTGCTGCCGCCAACCGCCAACAAGCAGCCGACATCTGCCGAAAGTATATCGGTGAAGCCTTAATCGAAAAAGTAAATCAATTATTAACCAAGTAAAACAAAACCCATGAACAAAAACAACGGCAAAGTAAACATTCACGGCAGGGAGTACGAAACAGTAGCCCTGCGTGTGCAAAAGTTCAAGGCGGCATGCCCTGACCATTCATTAACAACTGAGGTGCTCACACGTGATGAAGATTGCGTAGTTATGAAAGCAAGTATCTTCAACCCCGAAGGGCGGTTAGTAGCAACTGGCCACGCTGAAGAATATCGCAAGGCATCCAGCATCAACAAAACATCGGCTTTAGAAAACGCTGAAACATCGGCAATCGGTAGGGCATTGGCAGCCTTTGGCCTTGGAGGTACTGAATTCGCTACCGCAGATGAAGTGGCAAATGCCATCGGCCAGCAAAAGGCACAGGCGCAAACGGCCGCACCCGTAGTAATTGACTTCTTGACGCTGCCCGATCCGCAGCAAGAATTGGTCAACACCTTGTTCGACATCAGCCAACAACTGCCCGAGGTTAGCAAAGAAAAGGCCAACCCGTTTAACGATGCTGATTGCATCAATGTAAAATCTTGGGCCAAAGATGAGGCAACAGTGAAGAAGGCTATTGATATTTACACCAAACAATTGAAGTGATGCAAGATTTCAAAATCAGATGCAGTGCCATTGGTCAAATTATGGCCAATGGCAGGGGTAAAGATACGGCTGGAGCAACGTGCTATTCATATCTGCAGGACTGGATTGTCGAGCAGATATACGGGGTGCGCAAGCAGATTGACAGCCGCCCAATGGAGAAAGGCCGAATGGTCGAAGATGAAGCCATTGAATTCGCCGGGCAACACCTTAACTGGTTTATGCCCGAAAAGAACGAAACCTTCTTTGAGAATGAGTTTTTGACTGGAACGCCCGATGTTATTCACGGCAACACCGTTGTTGACATCAAATGCCCTTGGGACGTGTTTACCTTCCCAATGTGGGAAAGAAACCCACCGAAAGGATATTGGTATCAACTGCAGGGGTACATGCACCTGTTGGGGCTTAAAAGGGCCCAGTTGGTTTACGTTTTAATGCCGACACCTGAAGAACTTGGCGGCATCCAACTTGACCTGACCAATATCCCAGCCAAATATCGGCTGAAGGTATTTGACATTTACTACGATGAAGCAACCATTCAGGCCATTTACGAACGGGTGCAAATGTGCCGCAACATTATCGAAGTTGAACTTTTACCACAATTACAATGACTGAACGACAATTTGAACGCTACCTGTTGAAACAGGACAATGATGGCTTACTGAAGATTCGCACCGAAATTGACCGAATAATCAACAGCCGAAACGATGAATTCTTTAAGATGCATTTGCGCACCGAACACCAGCGGGCGGTTATCAAAGCCGCCGCCGATTACTGGGGGTTACCTTACGAAGCCGCATACAGCAAGCGAAGGTTTCGAGAGGTTAAACACTTCAAGCACGCCATGAGGTTTGCGATGCGATGCGCTACATCAATGAGCCTTCAAGACATCGGCAAGATGCTGAACTGCGAGCATGCAACGGTCATGCACAGCATAAAGTTTGTTCAGGATTCTATACTGGCTGACCCACAATACTACATGCGCTGCATCGAATTTTGTGAGCATATCAAAATGGTCATGCAAGAATTGGATTTGAATAAAAATACACCTATCTTCACGTCAATAAATTACAACTAAACACACACAAAACCATGAGAAAAGAACAATTAGAACAGCTTGGCTTTGAGCAAATCAAAGACGGCAGTTGGGCCCAGATGATTCGGCCAACCTACTTAGATGTACCGATTATTGTTAGGTCTTACCCCGACAAAGAAACGGCAACCGCTTCGATTGCCATTACTCAAAATGGGCAGAAGGGCGAGCTGATTATCGGCACGTGCGCCAATCGGGCGGCAGACCTTAAGCATCTGCTATCTTGGCTGTCGATGGATGGCAAAGAAATCGGCCAGCACATCGTGTCAAAAGCAATTCAACGTAAGAAACTAATCAAAACCAAATAACCATGTTACAACTACAATTAATCGGCCGTATCGGCAAAGACGCTGAGTTAGTCGGCAAAAACAAAGACATCACTACCTTTTCGGTAGCGGTTGGCAAAGGCGAAGAAACCCAATGGTTTCGTTGCACGCTGTTCGGTCGGGACGGCAAGCCTGCTGGGGTTGCTAAATTTTTGAGCAAAGGCACACAAGTGTACATCAGCGGTCGCCCTGTGCTTGATGTTTACAAGGACAAAGAAGGCAACGACAAAATCGGCAACGACATCAAGGTTTTAGTAAACCAAGTAGAACTGCTTGGTGGCATGCGTACCGAAACTGGCGGTGGCCGTTTACCTGAGATGCAAACCGATGGCGAGAACCTGCCATTCTAAAATAGTGTGTTAGGTGTGAATTGCCCCGGCCGAAAGGTTGGGGCTTTTTCTTTTTATGCCCAAGTGTTAAAAAGTGTTAACGCCGATTTTGGTATTGATATTCTTTTTACTATTGCAGTACACAAAAAACATTTACACCATGATTTACGCAAATCACCTTTACAACTTGGCAACATCAAAGCCAAGAATCACAATGGCCGAAATCGAAGCCATGTGCCTTGAAAAAGCCAAGCATGGCGACATGTACTGCTGGGTATTCAACCCGATTGCTGATGAAGATGTTGAAAAGCTGCGAACCAACGGCTTCAAGGTTGAAAAGCACAACGATTCAAGTTACACGATTGACTGGACAAACCCTACTAATCTTTAACCTTTAATTACACACACCATGAACACACAAAAATCACTAATCGAAATCGGCATCGCCTACAACCAAGACAAGATGCAAGTTATGATGGCCATGCAAATGAACGGCAAAGGCCTTGTGGACTTCGTTTCACGCTATCCTGACCACGTTGCCATTGTGGCCTTCGACTACGCTATCAAAAGCTATCCATACGGTGCTGACATCGAACGGCACGAACAAGGCATTAGAAACGGCACAACCGTAATCGGCCAAGATATGTGGCCACTATGCACACCTTCAAACGATGAATACAGCCTTGAATTGTCAAGATTCGGCGGCGAACCGCAGCAGGACTTTGCTTGGTATTCGTTTCTAAGCGACAGCGACTTCATGCTAATTTACAGCAGCAAAAAATGGAGCATCGGCTACCAAGAAGATGACCGCTGGCTGGCAATCGAAGGCATGACCAAAGAAGTGGTTGCCAACGCTAATGCGATGCCGTTTCACGATGCTTTTGAGTACATGGTGAGAATGGTATCGGCTATCAAAGTAGGTGCTGAATGGTGCGATATTTGACGGATTCTTTGTATATTTGATGAGGCCGTAGCAAGCCAATTGCCAAATGAATAGATTAACAAAAATTGCCATGCTGCCGTTGGCTGCGATTTCCGAGGGATGGTTCCCAATTGCTACCGGATTTTGCGACTTCGGGGCATGGCATTAATAATTTTAACGCTATGTGCGGCTACATTCAACTTCATCGTAAGATAAAAGATTGGGCATGGTATCATGATTTGCCCGTAAAATCTGCCTTTATTCATTGCCTACTTTCGGCAAATTTCATGCAATCAAAGTTCGGCAAACTAACCGTTCAGGCTGGCCAATTCGTTACCAGTTATGAGAAATTCGGTGACCAATGCGGCCTAACAAAGAAGCAAGTTAGAAGGGCAATTGAAGTTCTTGAAGATAGTGGCGAAATCGTTTGGAAAGGGCACGGTAAATTTTCGCTTGTAACCCTTGTAAATTGGGCGGTTTACCAAGGTTTAGAAACAACCAAAGGGCAAACAAAGGGCACATCAAAGGGCATAACAGAAGGCATATCACAGGGCACATCACAGGGCATATATAATAAAGAAGGTAATAAAGAAATAATTAAAGAAGGTAATAAGAATGTAAGCACATACACCCGTGAAGATTTTTGCAATGATTTGTTAGGTGATTTCAAAACCGATGAAAACCTTCGTGAAGTAACGATGATGTGGCTTAAAAGAAAAAAGGTCATTACTAAGCAAAGTATGCTGATTTCAAAAAAAGAAATTGAAGGGCATACGGTTGCCGAAATGTACACGGCAATTATGTCGGCAGCAGAAAAGAACTGGGCACAGCTATACGGCCGAAAAGATAAGCAAAGCAAAGGTACATCAACAAGCCTGCCAGCTGGTAAGCCTTGGCTGGACCCAGCAACAATAGCAGCAGCCAAGGCGAGTGCCGAGCGGTTGAAGAAACTTGAAAACCGAAGCGAGGGCGTAACACAATTTTAAGCATGAAACTTATAAGCCTTTTTAAGGTTTGCATTTGTAAACTTTATTTATAACTTTGCATCATGGGAAGAAAAAGAAATCCAATTTACGATCAAGCATACGAGATGTATCTTGACGGACTTTCGCTTGAGCAAGTTGCCGATGAATTAAACGTAACGCGGCAATGTGTTTATAAAGCATTTGTAAAAAGAGGATTCAAGCTAAGAGGCCCAAATTTTAGGCCATATCAATTTTTTGATGGCAAAAAGTTTACTCTTAGGAATAATGGCTACTACGGACTAACTACTGATGACAGAATTTTGATGCATCGTTATGTTTATGAGTTTTACAATGGAAGAATACCTAATGGGTATGATATACATCACAAAAACGAACTTAAGCACGACAATAGAATTGAAAATTTAGAGTGCTTGCTTAAGAGCGAACACACAAGGCTTTATTCTCCACATAATAACCAATACACAAAAGGAAGAAAACGTGCTACACATTAGTTTATTCAGCGGAATAGGCGGTTTTGAATTGGCGTCAGAGTGGGCTGGTTGGACTAACATCGCATCTTGCGAAATCAATCCATTTGGCCGAAAGCATCTCGAATACTACTGGCCAAAAGCATATCACCACGATGATATACACACATTAACCTATGAAAAAATCGATTATGAAATGCAAAAACGATTCGGAACCCGCTGGAGAACAGATGACATTGTTCTCGTTGGCGGGTTCCCTTGACCATGCCAACCGTACAGCGCAGCCGGAAAGCGGCTCGGAAAGGAAGACGAGCGACACTTGTGGCCCGAAATGCTTAGAGTCATTCGAGAGGTTCAACCACGTTGGGTCGTGGGCGAAAACGTTCTCGGCCTTGTTAATTGGAACGGGGGATTGGTTTTCGACGAGGTGCAAGCTGACTTGGAAGCTGAAGGGTACGAAGTCCAACCGTTTATACTTCCAGCTGCAAGCGTCAACGCTCCCCACAAAAGAGACCGGGTTTGGTTTGTTGCTTACTCCGACCACAAGGAAAGAAGTTATGGATCTGGACAAATTCAAGAAACGAATGGAGAAATACCCAAACGGAACAACGATGCCGAACCTTGCAACACAGGTAATGGGGTTGCTAAAAACACCTTGTGCAGCGGACGCTTATACGGAGAACCTGAGCAAGAAGGAGCAGAAATTCGGGAACAGCGGAACGCTTGCTCAGGAGATTCAATCGGGGTTTGTGGAGAAAAGGTGGCCGGGGTTGCTCCCGACACCGACCACCAGGGACTACAAGGGGGCGAGGTCAACGGAAGCGCTGGAGAACTCAGGGAGGAATCACACGAACTCACTACCCGATTCGTTCATCCAAACTGGGAAAACTTCCCAACTAAATCCCCAATTTGTACTGGAAATGATGGGCTTTCCACCGAACTGGACGGAATTACCTTTTCTAAGTGGCGAAACGAATCAATCAAAGCAGGGGGAAACGCAATCGTGCCCCAAGTAGTTTACCAAATCTTTAAAGCAATTAACGAATATGAAAACCTACACCTTAACCGAAACAACCCTTGACCGCCGGGCCATCGAACTGGCAAACATCGTATTTCAACCCAACAAAATGGTTTTAACAAAAGAACGGGCCGCCGCCGTGCGAAAGCTTTGCACCGCATTCGACACGAACAAATCGTTTTTTTTGACTGGTGATACGGGCACAGGCAAAACAATATACACAAGGCTGTTCTTAGCGGCCCAACCCGAAAAGCAATTCACCTTCTACAACATGCGGCATTTATTTCGGGAGTATGCGGCCATGAAAAACCCTGATGAATTTATCTTGGCGTTCATCCACAAAACGAAGTACGGGCATTTGATTTTAGACGATGTCGGGGCTGATGAAGCGGTCGGGGCGTTTGGGCGGCAGAACACGATCTTGTACGACATTATCGAAAGCCGAATGGATAGCAAGTTTATTACTGGTATAATTTCAAATAACACCCTGTCCCAAATATTGGCACGATTCGGGACGGACGGCCAGCCCGATGCACGGTTAATGTCCCGATTCAAAAAGTGGGAAACGATTATCATGCCCGGTGATGACCTTCGGGGTGATGTTGAAGTGATGCCGCTTGCTGAATGGCCGAAGGTTGTTTTGCCAGCCAAACCCGAAGATGAAGGTGTGCCATGCCCGGACCATTTACGGGCTGAGATTTACGAAAAGTTGGGCATCATTGCCAATCGGGTAGTTGAAGCACCGCCAAGCAAAGCCGATGAAATGCGCAACGCTTTTTGGGGCAAATACACACCGCCACAATGAACATCACCGAAATCGAATCATACTGGCAAGGCATTGACCTGACCAAGCCGCAACCCGAAATCAACATAGGCGGCGAACGCATCAACGACCTTGGCATGTTTACCAAATCGCATATCGCAATACTGAAATACAACGCTGGCAAAAGGGCATTTCTGCCGTACTTTGAAAGGCTATATCGGGTTACACTTGCACACATGAAACTTATGGCCTAAATTTGTCGATATGCCGAAAGTTGGTGAACATCTTTTACAATTGGCCTGTGTGCGATTTTTCAGGCAGTATTATCCTGACCTATATCGAAACCTATGGCACACGAACGGCAGGGCAATCAACGCATCAAACGGGGCTGTGCTTAAAGGCATGGGTGTAGTCGCTGGGGTGTCCGATTTATTGTTTTTTTACAAAGGCACGTTACACGGCATCGAACTGAAAATGGGTAATGGTAGGCAAAGTGATGAACAAAAAGAATTTGAAAAGATGCTTAAGGCCAACGGGGGGCGGTACTACATCGTGCGCACCCTTGACAGCTTCGCAAATTTAATTAACGAAATCATCAAAAATGGTTAAACTTGTTAAAATCGGTTCGGTAAAGGGAAACAGCCGCAACCCAAGATTTATCAGGGATGAAAAATTCAAAAAGTTGGTGGCTTCGCTTGTGGAGTTTCCTGAAATGGCTAATCTTCGTCCTTTAGTGGTCGATGAAACCATGACCGTTTTAGGGGGCAACATGCGGTTAAAGGCAATGCAAGAACTGAAGTGGAAAGAAGTGCCGATTGTGGTGGCCGAAGGATTGACCGATGCCCAAAAAGATGAATTTGTGATAAAGGATAATGTGTCGTATGGCATGTATGACTGGGAGATGCTGGCCAACGAATGGGATGCTGAGGAGCTTACACGCTGGGGGCTGGATATACCCGGCTTTGATGCTGAACTGCCCAACGATGAACCCGAAGAACAAGACGCAAACAGCCTGATTGTGGAGGCCGATATGAGAACCTTAGAAGACCTTTTCGATGAACTGAAAAGCCGAGGGTTTAATGTTTCAATGAAGTAAAACTATGGCGAACAATACGAACGCTAAAAAAAAGGCGATGCTTGAAGCCCTTGAAAAATCATTGGGCATCGTTACAACGGCATGCAAGGCGGTAGGGGTTGCAAGGGTTACGCATTACGAATGGGTAAAGCTGGATGAAGAGTACAAGGCCAAGGTGGATGAAATCATGGAGGTGCAACTTGACTTCGTCGAAAACAAGCTAATTGACCGCATCAACAAGGGGGACACAGTTGCGATAATTTTCTACCTGAACAGCAAAGGCAAGGCAAGGGGATATAACAGGCCGCATGAAGAGAAGCGGGACAACGTGAAATGGCCGAGCAACTTTACTTTCAACATCGTGAAAAACGATGAAGAGGTATAATTTAAACCCGAAGCAGCACGAAACATTAACCGCAAGCGAAACCGAACGGCTATATGCTTATGTCGGTGGCATTCGGTCGGGTAAAACCATAACGGGGGCGCATTGGGCATTACACAATATCATTCATCAGCCAGAAATAAAGGGCGGCATCTTCAGTAATACGGTCAGCCAGCTTAACACGGCAACCTTATCCGAATTCATCGGGGTACTTGAAGCGTATGGCCTTTACAAGGGCGAACATTACGTGGCCAATAAAGACCCTGAACGCTACTTCGGTTATAAGTCAAAGTTTGAAAAGCACAACGGCGTTTGGTCGTTTATGAACGGGGCACAGGTGATCACGTTCAGCATCGAAACCATGATACGGGGTATTGAACTTGGCTGGTGCTGGGGTGATGAGGTACAGGATGCGGCGATTGATAGCCTGAATATCGTCATGGGCCGTATGTCGGGGGCGAAGTTTCCCCGAACGCTTTGGACAATGACCCCACCAATGGACAACCCTGATATTGATGAACTGATATGGGGCGAAAAGCAGATTGCCCATACCATCGGCACAACGTATGACAACAGTGCGAACTTGCCCGAAGGGTATATTGAGCAGCTTGAGAAGACCTACGATAGCCTGACCTTCAAACGGGAGGTGTTGGCCAACCGGGTTACGATGTCGGGGCTGAACTGGCTGTATTCATTCGACAGGCAAAAGCACGTTGGGGGTAAGGCAACCTACGACACCAGTATGCCTGTTTACGTCAGCATTGACTTTAACAATAACCCGTTTACGGCTATCTTGGCGCATCGTGGCAGACAGCAAGATGGCAAGCAGTTCATTCACTACTTCGATGAAATAACGCTAACGGCGGACCATATACAGGGAAAGACGTTCATTGAAGCTATGGTTGAGGAAATCTTCAGGCGAACACCAGCGCAGGTGCAGAACCGATTGTACTTTGTTACGGGCGATGCTTCGGGCCGCCAGCAGTCGGTGATTGCCAAGGTCGGGCAAAATATGTGGAGTGAAATCGTTGACCGCATGCGAATCAGCACCAACAACCTGCTTGTGCCACGGTCAAACCCGCCCCACCAAGAATCGCGGCGGTTGTGCAATAGCATCTTTTCAAACTACGATGAAATACTGATTAACCCAAAGTGCAAGGTACTGATACGTGATTGCGAATTCGTGAAAGCGTTACCTGACGGGGGTGTGGATAAAGGTAGCCGGGCGAAGGTTGATAAACGTGCCGATGCCTTGGATTGCTTGCGATATGATTTGCACGCCAACAACAAGCAGTTTATTTTTAGGTAGTAGCCCAGTCGGGGGTCGAACCCGAAACTCCCGAGAAAAATCGGGGTGTTACCAGTTACACTACCGGGCTGTGCAGTCAGGACAGGATTCGAACCTGTATGAATGGATAGGTAACCATTCTCCTATTTTAAGTTTGGCAACTCAATCTATTTTTTTAGCACGTCTGCTTGCGTCTACCATTCCGCCACCTGACTGTATGAATTTTACTTAGCTAACTTGATTCAGTTAAATGCTCAAAATCCTAAAGTTCAAAAACCAGCAGTCAGGACAAGATTCGAACTTGCATTTGTCACAATATTTTGTTTAGCGCTTACCATTTCGCCACCTGACTATGACACAAAACTAAATAAAATTAAAACACTTCCAAACCAATTACATATTTTTAACATATGGCAGAATACAAAGGATGCAACATTGGCCCGTCTGACCGCAAGGGCAAAAAGTACAAAGCACAATGCGGCGATAACCCTCCAGTGCATTTCGGGGCAAGCGGCTACCGAATTAAACCCGGCACGTCTGCTGGTGATAGCTACTGTGCAAGGTCGCAAGGTATCGAAGGTAGCGGCAAAGGTAGTGCGAACTATTGGGCCCGTGAACTTTGGTCATGCCGAGGTAACAAATCGGTAAGCGATAAACCATTCTTTGGCAAAATAAAACTATAACCATGCAAGATCACGTTAACCAATTACTTGAAGTAAACGACCTATGGCCCGGCGATATTGTCTTCGCTAAAATTGACCCCGAAAGCCCAGCCATCGTAGTTACCATTTGCTATGACGGCAGCGATAAGTTGAAGTACGGCGTTAAGCACGTGGACGGGGTGGATAGCTACTACCGCTACGAACTTTTAAGCGAAGTTGAAGCCGAAATCAAACGCATCACGGGTAAATGACTACCAAGGACTACATCGCCAAACTGAACAAGGCTGAACGGGCAATCAACGGCAAGCGGTTTGTTGGTTTGTCTACAAGTGTTGGGAAAACACAATTTAAGCGCATATTTCAAGATGGGCTTGATGCTAATGGAGCACCGATTAAGCCTGAGTATTCAACAAAGCCTATATATATTGGCCCGATGCAAACCCCTACCGCTGATGATGCTGGGTATTATAAGGGCGGTTACAAGGCTTTCAAAAGCAAATTAGACCGTGGCAAAATGGTATTGTTTCGTTTGTTTAACCAAATGTATCTTGAATCAATTGTCAACCCCGAACTAAAAGTTAGCGACACAGGGTTTGTTATAGCGACAGGCATGACCTACAACGCTGGCAACCCGAAGGGTAAAGTTGATGCGCTTTTAGACAAATATGGTGACGCTTTTAAGTTTTCGGATGCAGAACGCAAAGAATTTACCGAAAGGGCCGAGCAAATTGTCGTAGATTTGTTTAAATGATTTCAGACATTCTATCTTATTTGAACGCAAGGCTGCCCAATATTTCGGCAGTTGCGAGGCCGTTATGCCAGCTTGTTGAAGAAGCAGGCAAAGACGGCAACCTGCGTACTTTCCCAGTTGTGTATGACGGCAAAGGCAACCTTGACTACATTACACGTTTCGATTGGCGGACAGGCATGTCCTTTTGGTTGAAGAACGGGGCTGAAGATATTGAACTGCTGGATCGGGTTCGTGCCAACAAAGAACGGGTGCAAATCACCATACCCCTGAAGTTTCACTGGATTGGGACCCGCAGCACATGGCAGAACGACACGCAGTATTTAGAACAGTACATTTTACTTGCCCTTCAAAAGGCTATCACCGTTGATAATATCCCAAGCCTTCGGGCAACCCTTGGCCTTGACAGAATCAAAACGGTTGTCACCAATCGGCAGTATGGCGCAGAAACGCTGGACGGGGTGTTTGACAATATCGACCTTCGGTTGCCGCTGGATATGGCCGCTGCTATGCTGGAGGTGGATTTGACCATTACTGGCGATTTGAACTGCATTGTAGGTGCATCTTGTCCCGGCATTGCCGACCTTCTACTGCTTGAAAGCGGTGATTTTATACTAACAGAAACAAACGACTTTATCGAAATCTAATGGCGAATCAAAAAGTTACACAACTAACCGCTGCGACTACCAGCAACGATGCAGATGTTCTGTACGTTGTTCAGGCTGGGGTATCAAAGAAAACAACAAAGCAACTGCTAATGGCATCCACCTTGGCGGTAGCGAACAGCGCAGCAAGCACGGCGGCGTCTGCCAACACGAACGCAAACAACGCTATTGCAACGGCAAACAACGCTTTAAGCCAAGTTAATAATGCGGTGCAAAAGACAGGGGACACCATGACAGGGGACTTGGATATGGGCGGCAACCAAATAGAAAATGTTGGTACACCGATTGCCAACACCGATGCGACTACCAAGGACTATGTGGATACTGCATTGGGCGGCAAGTTAGATACTTCAGGCGGCACGATGTCGGGTGATATTGACATGGGCGGCCAAATGGTAAACAACCTTGGCACACCCGTTGCAACCGATGACGCTGCAACCAAGGGCTACGTTGATAGCGCATTGGCTGGCAAACAAAACACGGTTGCCACCACCACGGGCACATCAATAACGCTTGACACACCAAAAGAATACGGGACGTATGCCGCACCAGCAACGGGCAACATAGCGGTTAGCCTGACAAATGCGGTTAGGGGCATTGACCAAATAGTTTACCATGACGATACGGTTGCACCTGTGATTGTTGTAACAGGCGGCACGGCAATCAAGTTCGGGCCGATTAACTATGACCTAACCAAAGTAAACCTGATTGTTTTCTTTTGGATGGGCGGCACAAATGTAGGGTACATCATAACACCAGCGGTTTAATGAGAAGGTTACGGTTACAAATGATGGCGGGGGGGTTAGGCATCGACCCCGATGCGGTTGCTTTTTTGACTGCGGCGGGCATTACTGACCCGACAATATCTTTGGCTATTGACACATTGGTTAAGGACTTAAAAAACTATGGGATATGGAATAAGGCCTATGTTATCTACCCTTTTGTTGGGGGAGCGGCAGCATCGCATAAATACAACCTAAAAGACCCAAGAGATTTAGACGGTGCTTTTAGGGCGGTATTTAATGGCGGTGTAACACACAATTCGGCGGGCATTACGGGTAACGCAATAAACGGATGGTATGACACGAAATTTTCACCTTCTGTATTAAATTTGGCGGCTGGTGCTGGAATGTTTTTATTTACAGGCAACAACACTAATACTGGTGTTGATTTAAGTAATTTTGGTGGTGCGCCAAACAATGCTTTGCAAATTTATGCAAGACTTTCGGGCGATTTTGGGGCAAGATGTAATTCAATTCCTGTTTTTAGTGTTTTAAACGCAACATCAAAGGGGTTTTTTGGAACCAACAGAGAGCCAAATGACAATGTAGGTTTTTACAATATTTTAAATAACACAGAATCGTTTTTTTCTGCCGCATTTACGGCAACAAGTTTTATAATTAGCGGACTTAAAAACGGGCCTAATGGAGGGGCTTTTTCAGACAGAAACCATCAAACTGTTGTAATATCAAATGGTCTAAATAGCACAGAACGAGCAAATTTAAGAACCGCATTAAACACATTTAATGTTACTAATTTGAGCAGATAAAACACATGATAACACGCAACGAAATACCACAAGGCCAAGAAACCGAGTTTGTTGGCCGCTTAACCGAACTACAAAAGGATAGTTTGGTGGGGCAGCTATTCGCCCCTGACAGCTATTACAACCCAATTCAAGATGGCAACGAGCCGCCAAACTGGGTGATTTCGATTGAAGAAATCGACCAAACGGTGAACGAAGAATTTATGTGGGTAAAGGATTTGCCGTTGATACCTTGGGTTGCCCCTACACCAGTAAACCCATTTGAAGATGCGAGCAATTAACTACATCGTTTTGCACACCACGGCCAGCAACATAACGGCCACGGCTGACAGCATTAACCGATACCATAAAAAGGTACTGAACTGGCAATCGCCGGGCTATCATTTTATCATTGAACGGGATGGCAGAATAGTTGAGAACTGGCCAATCACGAAACCCAGCAACGGGGTGAAGGGGCACAACCATGATAGCATCAACATCAGTTACATTGGTGGCATTGATGAAAGTGGCAAGCCTGTGGATAACCGCACACCGCAGCAAAAGGACGCAATGGCTGAATTGGTGAACAAACTTGCCAAGCAATTCCCCAAGGCTGAAGTTTTAGGGCACAGGGATTTCCCAAATGTTGCCAAAGCCTGCCCTTGTTTCGATGCTAAAAAATGGTGGGCAACCGTTAAGAAATCTTAAAAAAGGTTTGGCCTATTGTATTTTAACTACATTTGGCTAAACCAAAAAGGGAACCATGAGTAAACAAAAAATTGAAATCATTGAGAAATATCTTGATGAACAGCAACCGGGATTCTTCGCCCGAACATTAGCACGTAAAATTGTAGCCGAAAACCCGGGCTTATTTGAGCAAACCGACAAAGAGATTGAATACGTTAGAAAAACAATAAGGTATCGCATTGGTGCGCTTGGCAAAAAGCATTTAGAATGGGCTAAGAACTCAGGTAAACTTCGCACCGAGTTTATTAGAGATGAAATGAAGCCAAGCGAATACATGGCCAATTTCATGCAACGTGGCGAAACTACAAGCAAGCCCGATTGGCATTTGCCGAAGCATCACCGCAAGGTGTTGGTGTTATCGGACATTCACATACCTTACCATTCTTTAGAAGCATTAGAAACGGCTATTGATTACGGGTTTAAAAGCGGCATTGACGGGATTTACCTGAATGGTGATGTGATTGATTTCGCCAAGATTAGCCGCTGGGAAAAGGATCCAGCCATTACTTCTGCCGTTGTTGAGGTCGGCATGGCAAGGAACTTCTTTGAAGGGATTGCAAATTTAGGTGTTGATGTTTATTACAAGTTAGGCAACCACGAAGACAGGTGGGAACGTTACATCTTGCAGAACGCACCTGAACTGCATGGCCTTGACGGCTTGCAATTAAAGAAAGCCCTTGGCTTGGATGATTTCGAGATTGAGTTAATCGATAGCAAACAAGTGGCGAAGTTTGGTAAGTTAAACGTGATTCACGGGCATGAATTCGGGGATAGCATCTTTAGCCCAGTAAACCCAGCACGGGGGTTGTTCTTACGTGGCAAAGCATCTACCTTGGCTGGGCACAACCATCAAACATCTGAGCATCACGAAAGCGACCTAAACGGCAAGGGAGTTGCTTGCTTTTCAACGGGTTGCCTTTGCGACCTTCGCCCAGCATATCGGCCCTTCGCTTTCACCAAGTGGAATCACGGGGCTGCCATTGTTGAAATCGAAGAAGACGGCAACTTTAGTGTTGAGAACTTTCGCATTGACAATCGTAAAGTACGATGAACTGGACTGGATTTGTTCTGCGGCATTGGGGCATCATTGCCCTGATTGCCGCTTTTATCTTGGGTAAGCAGTCATGTAACTACAAGGCCGAGGCCGAACGGCATGCAAGCAATTACGTTGCCATTCAGCAGACGGCATCGGCAACCGCCCGAACATTGACCTTGACAAATGAACAGTTACGGGCCGAAAACAAGCGGCTACTTGACAGCCTGAACATCAAAGGTGGCCGTGTTGAATTCGTGTACCGCACAAAGTGGCGGACAAGGATTGATAGTTTTGAGGTAGAGGTTGATAGGTGGCATATCGAAACATTGCCCTGCCCGATTCAGTCCTTCAAACTTGACACAATGTGCATGAAATTTGCCGCAATTGTGCATCCGGACCGCCCAGCAGTTGTTACTATTCAAACCGATTACGAATTGAACGTGGTAGGTTATTGGGAACGTCCCGGAAAATGGTTCGGCGGCAAGCTATGGAGTGCGATACTTGGCAAGAAAGATGCTTATGTCAAAATTTCATCACCATGTTTTGCCGATTCTTCTGTATATTTGAACAAATTCAGCAAAGCACAATGAACCCTATCTGCCCACAAGATTTAACACCATGCAAGGTGTTGTCTTCACCTACGAACTGCCAATTGGCCGCCGACCTTGAAATCGGGACGGCCAATCCAAGCACCGCTTATGACGTATTTATCGTGCATAATGGGTCGAAAAAGGTCTTAAAGTATGACATAGTAAGCAGCGTGAGTGGCATGCTTACCATTGATTTGACCGTAAACCCGTTGTTCTTCAACAACACCACAACATATACGCTATTCGTTGTGGCTAATGGTGATGACGTGGCGAACTTCGTACCCATTGACGGGGTTTACGATGGCTTCTTGCTAATGTTTTGGCGCAGCGATACGGCCGCACCTTCTACACAAATGATTCAACCAATATAAACAACAACAACCATGAACAACAACAATCAACAAACGGCGGTACATTGGCTTCAAGAAGCGCTGGAGGGTACAATTCTAACCCAAGACCAAACCATGCAAGTAATTGGCTTGTTTATGCAAGCCGATGAAATGTTTAAGGAGCAGATTATTGGTGCGCACTTAACAGGACTTATATACCCATTAGAAATGGAAGCTACTAAGCAAGCAGAACAATACTACAACGAAACCTTTAACCAACAACCATGACAACACTTCTTTTAACTTCGCTATTCATCTTCGGCCTGTGGCTGTCTTCAGCCGAGGGCATGATTTTAGATGACCTTCGCTGGCGATTCATTTCGCAGTTTCCCGAACTTGCAAAGCCAGTAATTGACTGCCCTACCTGTATGGCTTCGGTTTACGGCACGATTGCCTACTGGGGTGACGTGATTATCGCCAACCAACCCGTTGATGCGCTGACCGCTATCGGCTGGCCTATCTTCGTTTTATGCCTTGCTGGTCTTAACGGTATCATTTTAAAAATTGCCAAATGGTCGTAAGTAAGATTGCCAAGTGGCTGGTTAAACACTACCCTGATGCGGTGTTGGTTGCCTTGAAACCTGATGCCAAGAACTGGAAAGCTGGCTGCGAATTCATGGTGGATATTGACGGCCATAAGTATTACAAGTTTCGGGATAGCGGTGATGTGCCGTTGGTGCGTTACAAAGAAATTCAGGCTGTGCTTATTCAGTTAGATAATCGGCTTACATCAGATGAACTGACCAGCATTTTGGCAATAGCACGTGAAAGTGTGGTGGCTGCCATTGAAGGCCAAAGCCGAAAGGACAGGGGTAAAGGGTTGCAGCAATGCCTTTGGGCGATTCAGGAGGCCGAAAGTAGGCACAAAGAACTGGGGTTGCATACCGATTTGATTGTTGAGTTGGCAGCTTTAAACCTGATCCGTGACGATGAAAACCCGTTTGAAATAAACGAAACGATTCAGGCTGAGAAACTGAGGTTGTTTAAGCGTGAATTCGTCAACCATGATTTTTTTTTGTCCGCTGGCATGAACGAATTCTTACCCAATGCCGAGCAACTGGCAGACGTATGGCAGCGGCTATGGCAAGCCAGCGACCAGTTTCAAACAAAAAAGAAGGACATCTTAAAGTCGATTCTTGGCGAGATAAGGTCTTCAATTGGTTAAGTGATTTCGATGCCGATTGCTTATTTTTGTGTAATGGAGAGCATTCGCAGTTCGTTGATTTGATGGCCACAGGCACGATTAACGACTTTGTACGCTTGTTAAAACTTAAAACAAAAGAAGCCGATGGCAATCGACAAAATAGTGCTGGAGTTTCAAGCGGAAACCACAAAGCTCAAAAAGGAATTAGAAGACTTAAAAAGTAGGTTAGGCAATGTCGAAACTGCCGCCAAGGACGCTGGTAAAAAAACTGGCAAGGCCCTTGATGACGTAGGCAAAAATGCCAACGGCTTAAAAGACACCATTAAAAACCTTGGGCAACAGATAGCTGCGGCCTTCGCTGCCCGTGAGATTATTCGATTTACAAAGCAGACCATTGATGCGGCATCCGACCTGAACGAAACATTAAGCAAAAGCCAACAGATATTTGGGGATGCAAGCAAGGCCGTTGAGGACTTTGCCAGTAATTCAGCCAAGCAGTTCGGTCAATCTAAACAACAGGCCATTGATGCTGCGGCTTCATTCGGTGTATTCGGCAAATCGGCTGGATTGACCGGGCAGGATTTGAGCAAGTTCAGCACCGACCTTGTGGCATTATCTGCCGACCTTGCATCATTCGGAAACACAACACCTGAAGAAGCGGCATTGGCATTGGGTGCAGCGTTGAGGGGTGAGGCTGAACCGATTCGTAGGTTTGGGGTGTTAATGGATGAAGCCACCTTGAAACAGGAGGCATTGGCAATGGGCCTTATTGAAACAACCAAGGGAGCATTAACACCACAGCAAAAGGTGTTAGCGGCCAATGCCCTTATATTTAAGCAGACGGCAGATGCACAAGGTGATTTCGCAAGGACTTCGGAGGGTGTTGCCAACCAACAACGGATATTAGAGGCCACATTTAAAGATCTTCAAACAGAGGTAGGGCAGAAATTACTGCCAACCTTTAATTCAGCATTGAAATCTTTAAACCAAATTCTTGAGAATCTTGATGCGGACACCGTGATGTCTTTTGCCAAGGCGGCAGCCGCAGCGGCATTAGCGTTTGGAGGTTGGAAGTTGGGCCCGTTAGTTTCTATGTTGCCACAGGTTGCCAAGGGTATTATGACAATGAATGCCGCCACATTGTCATTGAATAAAACGCTGAAAACAAACCTATTCACAGCGGCATTTGCATTCGCATTGCCATATATCATTGATTTTATTGATGGGGTTGATGAGGCTGGCGAGGAAGTAGACCAATTAAGCGAAAGGCAAGAGGAGTTAAAAAGCGTAACCGAAAGGCTTGTTGAGGCAGAGACAGAACAACTTGGTGTTGCAAATAACTATTTCTCAGCATTGTCTAAGACAAACCCAAAAAGTCAAGAGAGAAAAGAACTTATCGATGAAATCAACAAACGATATGGGACTACTTTAAAAAACCTTTCGGATGAAGTTGCATTTCAAAATCAGTTAAAGGAGGCACAGGACAAAGTTATTGAGGGCATAAAAGCAAAAATTGCCCTTCAAATTCAGGAGGAGAAATACACGACCCTACTAAAACAAAGGGCAAAATTTGCTGGCCAAGCAACCCAAGAGGAGGCAAAACTTAATGCTTTAGAAAAGAAGTTTTTGGAGGAAAGGGGTATGACCGTTGCTCAGTACAATCAAAGTTTGGTAGACCAAAGAATCAATGAATTAGCATTAAGCGAAACTGAAAGGGAAAAGGCAGAACAAACAAGGAGGGTAATTACAACTGGTGATGACCTTTTAGTTCAAATTGAAAAGCAAGCCAAGGCATACGATGTTGCCCAAAACGAGGTTACTAAAATTGACAGCGAGATTAACAATCTTGACGCCGATACGAAAAGCCTTGTAAATAGTATGTCATCATTGACTACCACAACGAATGACAATACCAATGGAAACGGGAAAGCAAAGACTGCCATTGAACTTGTTACAGAGGAAATTTCTAAGCTAAATACAGAGGCAGAACTTCTTGCATTTAAAGGTGATTGGATTGGGGCAAAGAAAAAAACAGAGCAAGCAAATCTTCTGCAAAACCAACTTAATGGACTGAAAAAGACCATTGAAGAATTTAATTCTGAGGTAAATATTCAAAGGCCTGAAATATTGCCAATGGAGCCTGCCGACACGGGTACAGATACATCGCTGCCCGAACTGCCAATACCTGATGTAATGAGCATTAAGGTAAAACTTGATGTAGATGAAGAATCGGCAGAAAATGCGGTAGTTTCAATTCAGGCCATTCACGAAGCGGCATCAAATGTGGCTGGTGGATTGTCAACATTGGAAAGCAATTTTGGCCAAATGGTAGGTGCGTTTGCTGCCCTTAGCGGTGAGAATGCCGAGTATGTTAAAGCATTAGCCGTGATTCAGGTTCAAATACAAATGGCTTCGGCTATTGCTGCCGCTATTGCTGGCGCTACTTCATCAGCAGCAACAACAGGGCCGGGTGCACCTTTTGTTTTGGCTGGGTATATCGCATCAATGGTAGGGGCTGTAGTTGGCGCATTCGCACAAACAACACAATTGCTATCTGCCGAAGTGCCAAAGCCGGGGTTCTACGATGGTACGGCATACCTTCAAAGGGGTGGCAGCCCAAAGGGGAAGGACACCATCCCGATTATGGCGCATGAGGGCGAGGCTATTATCCCAACACGAAACAATTTGCAATATCCGGGCCTTGCAAAATCGTGGATTGAAGGCAACCTTGACGGCTATATCAATAACAACTTTGTGCGCCCAGCATTGATTGAGCAGCAGCGGCAAGCAGAAGAAGATTTTGCCGACCGATTGGCGAGTTCAATGGCATTGCAGATGTCAAGTAACTTTGATGACTACCGACTTTATCGGGCAATAAAAGAACAAACGGCAGTCAATAGGACTGGCTTTGAAACCATGAAAATTAACCGCAAAAAAATAAGAGGTGGAAGGTAATACCGCAATAGTAACGCTTAACAGCATCAACGTAACTGGCGATGCTATGGGCGTTGAAGACATTAAAGAACGCATCTACTGGGATGAAGAAGCCCGTGGGCTATTGTTCGACTTTGAAGGCGAGATAACCTTTACTGGGGACACCTACCGATTTTTGCAGCAACGGTTTCGTGATGACTACGATACCCCTGTGCCGTTGAACATCGTTGCATATAATCCACATTCAGGCGCATTTGAAGCGGTTGTTAATGGGTTGATATTTACCAGCGATTGCGAGTTTAACCTATACGAAAAGACCGTATCGTGCCAAATCGTTGATAGGGGATTTTTCGCCAAGATCCGCAATAACGTAAACATTGGATTCAGCCTTGGCGCACCCGATAGCAAGTTGGGCGAAGACATTAGTTCTGCGGTTACCATTACCGATGTTCAAGAAATAAGATTTATGAATCTGCCTGTGCCAATCACGATACCCGGGTTTGGCCGCAAGTCAATGACTGCTTACGATGCTTTAAAGTATCTTGTTGCTGCCATGAGTGACGGGCAGATTGGCTTTGTATCTAATTATTTAACCCCTGTTGTTGGCCAAGAAACGGCCCATATTTTAAGCGGTAGGCAGTTGAGGGGTGATGCCATTGACATCGGCCCTGTGGTTTCGTGGAGTGAGTTATTTGGGGACTTGTCGAAACTATACAACTTGGCCTTTGCCGTCGAAGAATACAACGTAGGCCAATGGAGAATTCGTGTTGAGCCTATTGATTACTTTCGGCAGTCGCAAAGCATTAACCTATTCGATGTTGATGCTGGGGTTACCGAGAGTATAGATACTTCGATGTTGTATGCTTCGGCCATTGTTGGCAGTTCAGAAACGAGGGAGGATTTTGATACACCAAGTTCTGTTCAGGCGGCGGCATTGGTAATGACCAACTGGAATTGGATTCCCAAGACCCCGTTTGTATTTCAATGGCAAGAGGACTATTATTTTCAGTACAATTCAAACGTAGATAGCGAATGGGATTTGCGGTGTTCTGTTTTGATTACGCATACCAACCTTATCTATTACGTAATGTGCATGCGGTTTTTAAACACACCCGGCAATCCCGATTTTGATGATAGCTACGATGAAGATGCTTTTTTGATTTCGTGCTTTTACAAGAACGCACCGGGCAATGTAAGCACACCCGTACTTAGTTCAGTCGGCACACCGCCGATATTCAATGTATTCAACAACAGCATCAGCAACTACAATGTAATGATTAGGAATGCGGATGGAGTGCCGGGTAATGCCGCCAGCCAATATGCAAGTTTTGGCCAGCAATATTTCGATGCGTACTATGTGCCTGAATTTATAAACATCCCATACTCAAAATTATTAGCAAGGGATGAAATAAATCAATCGCCGGGGCCACCTAAAAGGATGTATCTTATATACAATTATTTTAGCGGTTCGCCTATTGGTGATTGGGCTTCAAATTTAACGCTTGCGGGCCCTGTATTTGATGACTTGGTAGCACCAAACAATCTGAACTACTTGGCAATTACTGGGGAGTTTACCGATATAACTGTTAAGGGTAGCGACCCCAGCACAGGGTACAACATAAGTAATTCAACATGGGTTTGTCAAGTGCCAGCATTGTATTCTTTTAGAATTAAGGGGTCTATTTTCATCAACTGGCTTTCAAATCTTGGCTTTAGTTCATACACCACTTTTGAATTTATTATTGCGCAATGGGATTCATCTTTAATAGGGGTGAAAACGATAAAGAAAACAAGCCCGTTCTTTCGATTTAGCCAAACATCTGATGAAAGATATAGGGATTTCGATTTGTTTTTTGGCATGTTTAATGCAGATTCTGGTGATGTATTTCAAATTCAATTGATTGCAACCGAACCAACTGCAAACCAATATTTTCAAGTTTACCTAAGTGATGACACATTTTGGTCAATTGCTGGTAATTCATTAGAGGGTGAAGGTGGCACAATCTTGACTGCCGAAAAGGGCGGTTCGTTTATGCTGACAAACCAATTGAAAGCGAATATCGATGCTGACTTGTGGAAGACAATTAAGGCGAACCCCTACCAAAAACTACTTTACCAAGTTACCGATGACGGGGAAAGTAGGTCAATGAACCTTTACGATTTTAACCGCAACATCATTTCGGGTGTTACGGAGGGCGAAACAAGGGGCAGATTGGCCGCACCCGAGCAGCCTGATGTTGACCCCGGCAACCCAATTACACCCGAACCTGAAGAAGGTGATGGCGGTTAATTTAATACCTTTGTGATATGCCTATCAGAAATCCCCAACCAATACCATATAGCAGCCCAATCTTCTACGGAGATGGCGAGCTGTCATACAACGAACAAATAGACCAGCTATGCGATTTCTTCGGTTCGCCAATGTGTTTGCCTTGGGAAGAAGGAGAGCCGTTTTGCTTTCAGTTTCAGGCTGGCGAAATAGGTAACAACCTTATCGTTTGTCAGCCGTTTGATACGGGCACGGCAACGGGCGGCAGTGCAAGTACCTTGGTTGATTCAGGTGCAAGTTTCGTTTCGGGCGGTGTAACGCAATATCAGCTTGTGCGAAACACCACAACGGGCGATACCTTTGCGGTAAATACTGGCGGTGTTGCCGCTACTACCTTGACCTTGGTTGGCACACCAACTGTGCCAAGTGCGTTTACTGCTGGCCAAGGCTACGCTATTTACAACATTTGGCTTACTGCCGTTTCAATTACTGAGATTGATAGCGTGTCTATTAATGATGACCATAGTATTTGTTTTAATGAATTTGATGGCAGCATTCAATTCGATTTCCCCGTAGGGACAATTACAAATTGGTATAGGGCCACATTTAGCATTTGCAGTTATTCGCAAGGTGCAGCCTTTTTTCAAGCATCGCAAGGGGCAACCAATTACACCTTGCCGATTGAATCGCCCGGCACATTTGACTGGTGGTTTGGTGAGCCCTTAAACATTCAGCGTATTGAATTTGTAACCACAAGGCCGTTCACGGGTTGTATTTGTTTATGCGATAGTGAGGCTTATTTGATGAGAGATAGTTACGGGTATAGCATTAATGGTGGGGCGTGGACTGAATTTACCTATACAGGATCAGCACGAAACAGGGGCATCATCGAAAAGTGCATTGATTTGCCCGTCGGTTGCGACAACACGGTTTGTTTATCGGACAATTACGAGTGCGCAGTTTACCAAGAAATAGGCGAGGTCGGCAACTGGAACACCGACATAGCAGTCGGCATAACTACCGAAGGCAGCAACGTATGTTTTGACGGCAGCAGGCAAGGGGATTTCGCCTATGCCGAAGAAATCGGCTGCGACATCGATGCCATTGTAACCAACGTGCAATTTGAACTAACCATATCAGGGCACAGCAACGGCAATGTTCAGGTTTGCATCCAAAACACCGACCTGTCAAGTCAGGTATGTTCAAACCCACACGGCAGCAACGGGGTTCATATCTTTACGGTTAGCAACTTCGGGATGAACGCAGGGCCCAAGCGAATAATTATTAAGGCCCACAACAACAACGTAACGCTGTGCGCTACCTTGCGCTACAAGATACAGAACTTTCAACCTGATGTGTTTGCCTGTTCTGAATGCTATCACGTGAAACCTATCAACTGCGAAATGAAATTGGAGTGGGACAATGACACCAACGCATTCGGCCACGTTTACACTACGGGTTACACCAACACGATGTACCTTGACGGCAGATTGCTGAACGGCAAAATAACCAGCATAGCGCACGAAGAACGCAAGGGGGTAGATTCTTACCAGCGTTCGTTCTTCAGCAACGGCAGAAAGGTAGAAGAACTTGCCATTGATGCGGTATGGCCTGCGGTTCACCAATCGGTAGCGGTCGGGTTGATGCACCGCAATTTCTACATCAACGGGGTGCAGTATGTCAAGATTGGCGAATACGAACCTGATTATTCGGACGATGCCGAAATCGCACCTTGCACGGTTGAGGTTGCCAAACGTGACCAACGCTTTATTGTGAATCCGCTGTAATGACCGCCAAAGAAAGGCTTATAAAGAAGATTGCGCAGTCAATGGAGGATGCGCCAGATGCCTTTTTTCGGGGTGTTAAAAAGGCGCAGCGTGAAGCGTTTGCACAAATAGTTAGCGAGATAGGAACGCTGGCAACGGATGACGCTGGCAATCTTTTGGTGAGCCAAGGCAACTTCAACAAGATTCAGGCATTGGTGCAGAAGATGAAGGCCGCCTACATGAACAAAGATTACAGCAAGGCCATTCGTGATTTTGTTGGTAGCATCGATGCAACGGCTGAAGACACAGGCAAGCTAATGGGCATAATCACCAAGGAGGCATTTGTGCAAAGTGCAACGGCTGGCGCTATCTTATCCAACGCAAAAACTACGGTGTTCGATTTACTTGCAAACGCTGCGGTCAATGATTCGGTTGAATCGTTTAAGCAAATCCTAAACACCAGCATATCAACGGGCGAAAACTTTCAGCAAGTCATTCGCAACATCCGAAATAACATTGAGGGTACACCTGAATTCGCTGGCCGAATGGAGAGGTACGCAAAACAGAACGCATACGACTTTTACAGCATATCAAATGCCCAATACATTCGGCAAGTTAGCGAGGATTATGGGTTTGAATTTTACGAATATATCGGGGTTGATGTGAAGGGCACAAGGTCATTTTGCAGCGAACGAAACAACAAGATATTTCACAAGCGAGAAATTGAGAATTGGGCAAATATAAAATGGGAGGGGAAGCAAAGGGGCACAAACGAAACCACAATCTTCGCCTATCGGGGCGGTTACAACTGCGGCCACCAAATTATCCCAGTTGCCACCGAAGATGTGCCCGAAGATGTACTTAATCGGGCAATAGCGGCAGGCTTTTATACGCCTGAATAAAAGCAGCCTAATTGTCGGCCCTTGACATCGGTCGTAATGGTATGCCTTGGGTTGCCAATTAAGTCAAGTAATTCGTTTACATCGAACGAATCCACATCGTGAACGATTAAAACACCATTTTCGGCCACCTTTTTTCGGTAGTATTGCACCAATTCTTGAATAACGCTGGGCCCGTGGTAGCTGTCGTGAAAAACAACATCGTATTTTTCATCGTTCTGCAGTTCTTTTTCGCCTGATGTTATGCGAAAATCAATTAAATATGGGCTGCAAAACGCAATGTTTGCCTTTAAATGTTCATCGCTTATGTCAATTGTTTTAACCGACATGCCAGCCATTGTCATAGCCTTTGCCCCATGCGCCTTAAAAGTACCTACTTCAAGGGCCTTGCCGCCTTTGTATTGCTTGGCCACGTTGTAGATTTCGGTTATATGCATTTTGTCGGTTATCCACGTATGGGCAAAGTCCCATTTTTCAATTTGTGATTCGGGGCTGTCCCATTCAAAGTCCTTTTTACCTTCGTAAATTTGGTAATTTGCTGATGAGTGAAAGCCCAACACTTCTTCATTAGGGATATTGGTGTTGATGTCCATTACGTTCAACCGCTTGTCGGCCAGCGTTACCAAGTTTTTGAACACTTGATTTAAAACGCATTGGTCGCCCCATACGTTTTCGTACCTAAAATAGTTATTGTAGCAGAAATCAAATATCGGCTTGTGCTTGCGGTTGGCCACAAACCAACCAGCATTGAAATAGGTTGAGGGCTTTAAACGGTATTGCTGTTCAAGGCCCTTGGTATGGTCATTGTCCCGATCAAGGCAAAAGTAAACGTCTTTGAAATCGGGCAAATGATCTGCCAAATCGAAATCCCGAACGGGCCGCCAATCGCAGTCGTGATACATCACCAAATCAAGGTCGGGCCAAATATCCCAAATCTTATACTTTAGCGTCCAAACCGAATGTTTAAATTCAGCCATTCTCAAGGCATGGCCAAGATGTTCGTCGGTGATTATTCGGGTTTCAAGGCCAAGATGCTTGCGCACAAGTTCTGCCGATTTTTCAGCGTACTTCAGGTAATCGCCGATGCCAAGGGTTACTGCTACGGGTTTCATTTTGTTACTGATTGAATTGTGTTAAATATGGCAAACCATTTGCCGGGGATTGAACGCTTATAATGTTGAACTTTGGCCACGTGCTGGGCAACCGTTACCCGGCTTATGCCGATTATTTCTGCCGCTTCGGTTTGGCTTAAGCCCTTCATTGACACGAAATAGTAAGATGCGATTCGCTTAATATCTGCGTACTGCCGCCTACTTGCTTGTTTAAATTGGCTCAGTTCAACGCCATAATGGGTGCAAAGCTGCCAAATAAAGTCATCGGCAGCGGATGAAATGCGGTGATTTATAGCCTTATTGACCGCAGATTTAAGGTCGAAAAGTTCAGCAAGCGACAAATGGGCTATATCCATAACGACAAAGTTACATTTATAGCGACAATTAAACGAAAGTATGGGGCGGCATTGGTAACTTTGATAAACTAAAATTAAACACTATGAGTTATTCTTGTTTTGACAACCTGCCCGTTTACAGCGAAAATGTCTGCGAAGTAAACAGGCTAACGGGCATTTCTGCCGTTGCTGTAATTGACAACGATTACACCTTTTTGGACTACACCGATGCTGCTGAGTGGACCGCTGCCATTGCCGCTGGTGATGTTGCCATTATCAAAGAGATTAAGGCTAACTATCCCGAAGCCGAAGAGGTTACTATCAGCAACCCACGGAGAGGTACACCTGACATCTTGACCAAGTTCAACCACACTTTATCGGTGATGGATGCCAACGTAGATAGCAGCAACGACAGCTTCTACGAAACTTTGAACACGATCGGCAAGTACAAATTGGCTTGGTTCTACTACGAAGAAGATGAAATCCGTGTAGTTGAGCAGCCTGTTCGTTGTATTGCAAAACCAGCCAAGGCTGACGAGAACGATGTTCAGCAGTACATTGTTACCTTCGGTTGGCAATCTGCCCCCAATGAATTCCCAGTTCTTTACAATGCGCCAGTAGGCATCTTTGAATAAGCGTTGTTTTCATGGTTATACAAAAAGGCCCTGCTTCGGTGGGGCTTTTTTGTTTTAACACCTTTTAACATTTTCGTATTGATATTCTTTGTAGGTTTGAAGTTGACAACAAATAACTTAAAAACTGAAATATGGACTATAAAGAAGATGCGCAAAAACTAATTAATTACGCTATAAATTTATTGTCATTACAATATAATTCTGATGGTGTTTTAATGAAAAGAAGCGAATGTTTGCCAAAGGCAAAAATGATTGCAAGGTCTCATATTTCTTTTGCTGTAAATCAAGGTGGATTTGCACCACATTTGTATAGTTATTGGGAAAAAGTTAAAGAAGAAATTGATAGATGTATTTAAAATGGCCAACAACCAATTTGTTTTAACACTTATTAACATTTGCGTATTGGTTTTTTATTTAGGTTTGCAGAAACAATAAAAGTTATGAATATACAAGCAATGAATACAAACAAGAAAAATAACGAAGAAGAAAAATTAACTATTGCCATTGTTCGGCAGCGGATTAAGTTGATAAATGGATTAAGTATGTCAGAGGATTTATTCAATAAAATAGCCGATGAATTTGCAGAAGATTTATTTAAAACAATGGGAGAAAATTTGAATAAATTACAAGTTTTTGCCCCTATGAATGGAAAATATTGGCAGCTTCAATATGTTTACCAAAACCAACAACCCCATGCAACAACCAATTAACTACTGCGACATTATGGCCCTTGGCTTCACTGCCGAAGACGGGCACGATAGTGTGTTTGAAAAAATGCACGGCTATCCCTACACAATCTTCACGAAGATGCTGGCCCCATCGCTTATGCTGGACTGGCATCAGGCAACACGGCTTTGCGAATTGCTGGTGATTGAACCCGAAAGCGGGCATATTTTTGACCGAATCCCGATTGTGGATTTGGCGCATTTGAAGGATTATATTGATTCTTTCAATAGTCAAGCCACACCTTTACAAAATGACTAAAAAGTAAACAAACAACTTTACCTTTTTTAGAACCCGAATCAGCCCCAGCGATGGGGCTTTTTCTTTACCTTTAAGCCATGAAAGGCTACCTTATATTCTTATCAGGCAATTCAAGCTACGGCCAATGGGCGAAAAATATGGTGAATTCTCTGGCACACTTTTCACCTGACGTGCCCATTTCAATTGTTGGTGATATTAACCTACTGCCCGAACGGGAACGCAAGTACATTGACAAGGTTGTTTCGATTGACAATGAACACTTGAACGATGCGACTGGCCGAATTGCACCCGGCAAATTTAAACTTCACCTTGACCTTTATTCGCCATACGATGAAACGATGTACATTGATATTGATGGGGTTGCTGTACAAGAATTGCAGACCTTATGGGAGGCTTGCGCTGGTTTTGATATTGCTACGCAAGTGGTTAGCAAGTCACCGCTAACTGCCGACAAATGGCCATGCCTTTGGTTGCCGCTGCCCGAGGTCAAGGCTGAATACAATCTGCCAAGCGAGGGCGAAATACCTGAGATTAATTCTTCGTTTATATACTGGCGCAAGACCGACAAGGCGGCGCAGTTTTGGGCAAACGCCAAGGCTAATTACCGTGAGCATTTGGCAACCAAACACTGGGGCCATAGTTTCCCCGATGAACTGGCTTTCAATGTAGCCTTGGCCCAAACGCAAATCAACGCCGACCTTGGGATGTTGCCAGTTCAGTTCAAGGCCAAGCGGCCCGACATTGGCGAATTGCGTAAAAGCCATTACTTCGTTGGGTGTTACGGGCAGTACAGCACTGAAGCCCGATACACCTACGATATGTACGACAGGATTGTGGCATATGTTGAGAAACAACTTTACGGCAGTTCTACGGCCAGCAAGTCGCATCACCTGATGAAGGCCAAGTTTGCTGTTAGCAAGCCGACCAAAAACAAGCCAACAGATGCACGCAGGATCCACTACGATGCTATTGTGCCAGCATTGACACCTGAGATGCAGTTGCTACCATACGGCAAGGCTGCGCCCAAGCCTTTTACTAACGCTTTTAATGGTTCAATTGTTCAGGGCAAGTATGTGGTCCGCCTTGACAAACCAAGATTTTTTCAAGACCGCAAATTGGCAGTAATGGATTGGGCAGACGGCAACCTTTCAACGCCGCATCTGCTAAAGTTTAAAACCGAAAACGGGCATGCAGAAGACCCACGATGCGTTGAATTTAACGGGCGGCCAGCCTTGGTGTTTAACGATGGCGGCAATATGTATTTTGGGTATATCGATACGCAAGAATGCTGGCAGATGAAACCGCCAGTTAGCAGGCCGAAAGACCACGATGGCCGAGAAAAGAACTGGTCGCCGTTTGTTTACGATGGGCGGCTTCACGTTTTGTATGCGCCGGGCCACGTTGTTGAGTACGACCTTGGCGAACCGATTGCCGAATACAAAACCGAAATACCTACCCTGACAAGAGGACATATCAGGGGCGGCACACAATTAGTTGAGCATGGCGGCAAACTGTACACCATATTTCACGTGCGGCAGAAGGTGAACGCTATCAATTTGTACTGGGCAGGTTTAATGGAGCTGGAGGCCAAACCCCCGTTTAAGGCTTTGCGGTGGTCAAGAACACCGCTTTGGAAAGCCACATTTATTGAAAACAGCCGAGATATACCGCCAGCACCCCACACTTGGTTAGCGAAGATGCTGGATTTTGTCACCTTCCCAACGCATTTGGAGATTGATGCCGATGGCAATTGCCTGATTTTGGCTGGGCATCATGACTACACCGATGCGGTGATTAGGTTGCCGTTAAAAGAACTTTTGAAGCATATAAGGTAGATTGCGTATTTTTATGAAAAAACAAGCCACATGGCAGACATCTTCGCATTAATTGACCACGCAGCCAAAGAAATTCGTAAAAAGCGAAACATTGTTGGGATGCCGTCTAAGTACGACAAGACCTTTCAAACCGAGGCATACTACGAAAGCCT